CCAACCTTGATGTATTGACCCGTGCCTAAGCCGGGTACGCGGAGCGTTTGTAGGCCGGTCTGGCCGCCCCACTCCATAAGGCCCCACTCGCCTAAACCCCACTCGCCGCCAGAGGCGTCAAATGCTGTGGTACGAGTAAAGGAATTAAACGTAGTGCTGAAATCGAAGGCCCACTTAAAGAGGATGCTTGCGCCGGATTGAAAAAAGATAACGGCGCTAATGCGCTTGAGAATCTTTAAATAGTTGGAGGCGTCTTGGCCTAAGTCTAGCCACCCCGATTGGTAGACCATTCGATATGTGAGTAGATTGTCTTGGTAGCCCGAGTATTGAAATATCTGTCCTACCGAACCTTGATAGATGGTTATGCCATCTTCAAGCGCACAGAGGCTTGTGGGGATCGTGGTGTTCCACTCCGTTACTCGCCAGCTCTCATCGTCTAGCTTTATACGAGTGTCGAAAGCAAATACTTTCTGCCCTGGAAAGGACAGTAAATAAAGGCCGTTGCGGGGGGAGTAGCACGAACGGGCCGTACCGGCCGTTATGCCCGTGTAGGAGGCCAACATATAGTCGCGAATGTTGCGCGAGAGGTCGTGCTTAGGCGGTGAGCGCTCTTGAATCGCTCGGGAGAGTGATTGAACTCCCGCGTGCGACAAGAAGCACATATCGTCGCCGGCTATCGTTTGTACGGAGTCGCGTTCTACGCACCCAATACCCGGGATCATGTCGGTAACGATTGTGTTGGAAGGATTAAGTCCTAATACCGAGCCGGTAGTCGTATCCCCTAAGAATATAATGTGCCTCTTACCGAATACAACAAGGCGGTTATTAAAGGAAGTGACCGCCGTGATCTCGTCTGCGCCACCGGGCCACACGTTCGTAAAGTTGATAGACCCTGCGCCGACTCCGGTCCAGTTCGTACCGTCTAGCAAGAATGAATACTTAAGGGTCTGCTTGTCCGAATCGACGCCCCAAAGGCGGCCGAACGCTGAGAGTAGTTCGTTACCTGCCGGGACTGTGCCGGAAGCAGGGACGACGGCGGTAAAAGTACCCGTGCCGGTATAGACGATTAGCGGGTGTCCGGTTTGTAGGCCGTAGACGTTCCCGTTGAAGTTTACAAACTTCCAGTTATTCGCCGTTATAGGCAGGGTGCCGGTAATATCGGCTAGAGTCGTTGTGCCTACATATAGTTTATTGTTGGCCGCTGATACAACTTTATTGACAGTAGGCGCCGTAGGCTTGTACTCGAATATCTGGCCGAAGGCCGGAGTACCTGCAAGCGGCGTTACTGTGACTACGAGCCACCCCTTACGGGCGGCGAGTCGGCTAGCGTCGTCGAATACAACATTCTGCGCCTCTCCCGCCCATTGCGCCGGCAGAATAGAGGAGGAAGCTTGCTTGTTAAGCCCGTAAAACCCCGGCCCGACTAGCTGGAGAGGTTGTAAAGGTGCGTTACCTTGGCTGGGCACTTACGCTTTACTCGCTTTGCAACTGTAGTTCGCCCTGCGCCGCTGTATCAAACGCTATGGCGTCAGTAAGGGCTTCGTCGGCCTTAGCAGAGGTCAGCGTTAGCGCCTCGCCTAGCTCCTCTCCTCGCTCGTAGAGGCAATATAGGTAGGCCCTCATCTGCACCGGCGCGGTAGGGACAAGCATGTTATCGGTATCAAGCGCTAGATCGTTCTGAGGATTCTTGACGACTACTGTAAAGTTGTACGTGAGGTCTGGATTAGGGAAGCACGTAATGACTTTAGTAGACACGCCGGCCGTAACGCCGGCAGAGTTAGTCGTAATATAGAAGTTGTACGGACGGGCTTTAAAGCCTTGGTTGGCGTAGGTTTGTAGAGCTACAAACAGCTCGCGGTTACCCAACTGCGTTTGTCGAAGTAGATTGACTACGCCGGAATCGTTTAACCGAACGAGGAAGTCATTGGTATTTAAGTTCTGCCACACAATGGCTCGCTCGTTAGGGGCCGCGCCCGTCCCTGCGAGGGTTTGCGCGTTCCACTTTACAGCCCCGACATTCGCTATCGTAAAGGCTGCTGTGAATTGATCTTGTAAGTGAGTCCACTGCCAAGCATCTTCAATCTCGCGTTTAGCATCGTTCAAAAAAGAACCGACTAATAGGCTCAGTGCATTTGCTGACACTGTGCTTACTGTCGGTTCTCTAAGTTTCGTTAGAATCGAATTGACTATGGTGAGATAGGTTGCCATCTTTCGTTCTTATTCTGTAGTGGTAGTGGATATAAACCCGGACCCTCGTTAGAAGGCCCGGTAATCTATCCGCTAGATTAGAGAGTCCCTATTAACCAGGGACGAAGGCAATGCGACCACGGTCCAAGGAGACCGTATTCTCAGTCAGTACCTTTGCAGCGCCGAAGGCGGTATCTGCAACGATCACGTCCGAGAGATACTCAAGCTTGTACTGGCTCTGCACGCGGGGTTTAATCTGCGTGACCAATACCATGCTGTCCTTGTGGGCAAGCATTACAAGCCGGAAAGTACCCGTGCCTTGTACAACACTCGGTGAATTGGTCGAAACGAATACGGGTATACCGTACACGTTGCCGATCAAGCCAGTGCGAATGGTGTTCTGCGAGCCCACTTCGCCCACGAACGCCTGTTCTGTGTAGCGGCTGTTGCCCATCAAACGGTTCTTTTCAACCGGGGGAACAATCAAGAAACGCTCAGTGCCCGGGACATCGTTGTCATCGAGTGACTGAATGATTCGGCGAATGCCCGCATCGGTTAGCGCCGTGCCGTTGCCGTTAGCAGACGCCGACCACAATGTAGTTCCGTCGCCGCCAATCACTGCGCCCGCGTCGGCAGATGCGCCGGCAAAGGTTCGTGCCGTGGCCCACAGATACGCATCAGTTGCAACCGCAAGGCTGTAACCAAGGTCATCTGTGATAAACCGACGGTAGCTCGGAAGCGCCTGCTTCTCGGCAATATCCGGAAACTGCTTACCATTCACCCAATGTTGATTGAGTGTAATAGTGAACTGGTTTTCGGTCGCCACCGTGAACGAAATCGCCGAGCCTTGTGCTCCGTAGATATTCGACGCGGCAGAGCGAGTCGGACTCGGTAAGTGGACAACTCCACCTATTTTGTCGCTGTGATCCAGCGAAGTGATGTTGTTCGCAACGACAAGATTTTTCTTGTATCGTGCAGCAATGTCATCACTCCATAAATCTGGAACGAAGCCACCCGTAAGGGTGGTAGTAGTAATCTGGTTAGTGCCTAAACCCATGACTTTAATTCCTTTAAAAGACGTTTATTGTTATGAAATGCAAAGTCCCGGCATCGGCTAAACCCTTAAGGTTTTATAGAACGCGCTTCTCGCTGTATGCGGCCAGCATGTCGGCTTGAAACTGAGGGTCATTCCACTTAGCTAAAGCATCCGGTTCGCCGTCTTGCACTCGCATCCGCAAAGCCATCAGCTTTGCTCGTGAGTACTTGGCTACTACTCGGCCTTCGCTCGCGGCACTCCGCGTGGTCCGTACCTTATTCAGCTTGTCCTGTCGCTGTTGCTGTATGTCAGCTACTTTGTCGTCAACGTTAGCTACTTCCTTGTATTCATCCCACAAGTCGAATAAGTCCTTAGCGGCCCTGTAATCGTGCTTGTCGGCTCGGATAGCTAGCTGAGATCGAATGTGGTTCTTTTGGACCCACTTAAGAAACTCGGGGCTAGACGCATCTTCTTGGTAGTTGGTGTGCTTGGAGACAAACTCGTTATACGAGATTTGCCCTTCTAGCTCATTCAACCGCTGTTCTTGCGTTTGCTGTCGTTGTGCGACTGGAGAGCGCTCTAACGCTTGGGTTAGTGCTTGCTCGGGATCATCAAGTAAAGTCTGAACATTCAGAGGCTTTACGGGTTCCTTTTTGGCGTTGTTTTGAGTCTGGCCGGTTATAATTGCATCAGCTAGACGCCGCAGTTCGCCGGCTTCGTTGCCTTGCCGCGATAAAGCGCGCTCGGCGTTCTGGTGCATTTGTATCAAGTCCTCTACAGATTTTCCGGCGTACTTCGTCGGGACTGTTGGGGTCTTTGTGACATGCTCTACGGAAGGATTTGCTTCGTCGAGTTCCAAGTCATCGGCAGCGCTCAAAGCGCCCGCAGTGGGTGCGGTCATAAAATAAATATCCTTACTGGGTAACTGGCCGTGTTAGAACGGCTTCTAGTTGGGGCAAGACAGAGATAGTTGTTAGTACATAAGCAAGGATGTACCCTTGCCGCCGTGCATCGTCTCTTTGCCTGTCTTGTGGTGAACAGTCTTTGCCTTCGCCCACTTCTCGTAAGCGCTAGGAAAGCCTGGATCAACGCCCATGTGCAGCCAATCTATTCTTGGCGATGCTATGAGGCGATTCGCAGTGCCGCTACATAGCGGACATTGCAGAATTTGTATTTCGGGTTGAACCATGTCTTCAAACACGTTCCAACATTTCTCGCACTCGAAATCGAATAATCTAAAGGCCATTAATATTGCTCCGGCTCATCTTCCACAATCTC